ATAACATTCACAGAGTCTGCATCCACCGGTGTTAATGTTTGGAATTCAAAACCACTCACCTTAAACTCACCACCACCAGTGAACTCAATGTTACCAGCAACTACAAGTTTGTTTGTATCACTTTGTGGTTCTGTAGTTGGATTACCACCAATTATAACAGCACCACTTGCTGTTACACGCAAAGGAATCGTAGTTGTATCATTTTCTGTAAGTTTGATAATGCCATTTTCATCGGTGATATCAATCTCTGCATCATCATAAGTTTGGAAGATATGTTCAGCAGCAATGTGTCTTATTCTGGTTTTACCGTTATCTCCAGAACCTCTGTTACCCTTATAAATCACAAGTTCATTCTTAGGAAAATTTTCACCATACCTCCTCTCTATGAATTGTGTATTACCATATATACTCCCCTCCAATCCACCAAATTTTAATACATTTCCTATGACAATATTTCCATTTACTTCAAATTTTTCTCTTGGCGAAGTTGTGCCTATACCAACATTTTTATTAGTTCCTTTAATGATCATAGCTAAGGTATCTGAGTTATTAACTTCATCTGGATCTTGTGCAATTCTAAAGTCTCCACTTGTACCACTAACACCAGTTGACCAACCACTTAGAACTGACCCATCTGTTTGTATGTAACTTGAAAATGCATTTCCATTAGACAAATCTGTCTGTGCAGCTATGATGGCATCACCGTTTTCATGATTGTGTACTAATAGACCAGCCGAAGTTGCAGATCCAATACCTTCGCTCTTAACTTCCAGATATGCATTGGGTTGTGAATGTCCTATACCAACTTTACCGTTACTTAAAAGTGACATTACAGTAATATCATCTGTATAATTTTCATCTGAAAGATTAATGTTAAATTGTGTTTTAGATTTTCCAATTGAATTGTCATGCTTACCAAGTTCAAATGTAGTTCTCACACCATCGCGCGTCGAGGTACCCTCACGCACTAGATGCATAACTTTACCCATATCTGACGTACTTGTAATTTCAATTGTGTTTGACACAACAAGAGAAGCATTAGAATGATTGTAACTTCTTCTATATACAGGTTGGTCATTTATAAATACTGTACCACCGGACGTGTGAAGTCTACCAATTGGATTTTGCACGTTTATACCGACATTGCTCGTTTCTAAAATAGAAACTTTTGGAATAGCACCCATTGAGGATGTTTTACTCGCGTAAATTTTAAGACCTTTCCCGGTCGCAACAATATTTTCAATTATGTTTTCACCTGCATTTGGTTTGGAATATATACGCATAGATGTATTTCCGGTTGTACCCCAAACGTTACCAACTGAAATTGAGTTACTTCCTGTGACATGAACATTTCCGCCAACAGTGAGATTAGATGTTGGATTTTGGGTTCCAATACCAATTTTACCATCTGATTGTATTGTCATTCGTTCGGAGTTTTTCGTGAAGAATTTTATGTTTTGGTGTATATTCGATGTACTCGCACCCTGAATTTGTATTGTGCTTGTATTAGAAGTAATATGTCCAGAACGAAGAGTTAGAATGTTAGATTGGCTATCTGGAGCCAGATTATCCGCATGAATCAACAGCCCAGAACTTGACGTTACTGTTTGTGTGTGTATATTTGTACTCACAGTGTTACCAAAAATTGTTAATGCATTTGAAGCTGTAATGTTAGCAAAAATTTTAGCCCCAATTGAAAGTGTGTCAGTTGGTGCCAGGTTTGAAATACCCGAACTATAAGGTCCGGGTTTTGATCTGATTGCGTTTACTTGTACATTACTATTAATTTGAGCAGGTGATTGTGACGTTGGATCCAATGAAAGTAATCCATTACCCGCAGTTAGCCCACCAGTACCAACTCTCAAACCATGTGTGTAAGTATTGCTTCGGTTATAAATTGTAATTTCAGATGTATCATCAATAAATACATTTGAACCAACACACAGTGTATGATTTCTTAAACTATTCGAAACGCCAACGTTACCATCTGTATATAACTCGCCATATACATGAAGGTTTACCGTATTTGAATCAATCGGAATTGTCTGACCAATATCAAATCCACCTACTGTGTATGCACTTTCAAATGTTCTAGCAAAAATGAATTCTTTATTTGTTACCGAATAACCTATAGTAAGATTTGCCTCTGTACCAGGATCTTCTGCCATAATAAGCCCAGAATCGTACGCGCCACCTGGAACTCCATCAGCTAATTGAATAACTGAGTTTGAAACAATCAGATTTTCAGCAAATTTAAATGACAAATCTCTTGTGATGTTAACGTTACCATCAATTTCTACATTACCTCCTACTTTGAGAATACCATTTTCAATAACAACATTACCATTTCTAAATAATGCGACTTCATCAGTTGTAATATCCGACCCAATTGTGAGATAATCACCTACTGTCAAATTTGTTGTATATGTATTACCATTAATTGATAATATGTTAGAACCATTGGCGTCAACTTTAAATTTATCATTTGTTGTTTTTATCAATTGTGTTGCAAATACATTAGTTGCAATTGCATTACCATCAATAACAACCAGATTATCTCTATTCGTATCCACCGAAAACTTATCCGAAACCTGTAGTTCGTGTGTTGGATTTTCAATCCCCACACCAACTTGTGTACCCGTCAAACGATAAACATTTGTTGTACCACGGAGTTCTAAATCACCAGATGAATTTACATCACCCGTGATAATTAGATTTGACGTTTCTATAAGGTCCGCTTTAATCTCACCACTTAAAATACTTTTTACATCGGTGATCACGTCCTGTTCCAATGGATCGGCATCCATAGATGTGACATAAATCTGGTCGAAACGTACTGTTCTCCCCATTTATATTAGCTACCGAATAAAATTCCAGCCAAACCATCCTTAATCCTGAGTACATTATAGTTTATGGCGTATACATAAAGTGGTTGATTTGCTGGTCGGAGTACCCCCTTTTCAACACCTCTCAATATAAGTTTTGCATTGTCCAATCGACTGAAATTACATGTACCAGATGGGTTGTAATCTGATGCATTTAGACAAAAGTGATAAGCAAAATACCTTGTATCTAGTGTCACATCCGTCTCATATGCATATGTATCTACAGTTCCATATTTACCTTTGTAGTATATTTGGCATACATGAAAATAAAGTGACGACATCCTTTCAAGAAGAGGTGTACCATTCAAATGAATGTCACCATTCAAAAACGTAAAACGATCATCTGAATAAAGTGTACTGGATGTACCAAAACCAAAAAATATAGACTTCACCGGGTGATTAAAAACTGAAATATCAAATGTGTTGTATCCACCAGTATCTAATTTATTATTAGATATAGTATTAAGTGGATACTCTGATTTTTGTACCTGTGTAATGACAAAATCCATTTGTCTTTTTACTAGGGATTCTCGCTCTTCTTTGTCCAAGTACACATAGTTTCCATAAACTTTTATAAGTTTATCTTGATCTCTTGCAGTTTCAAACTGTGTTAAATCAAAATTTATTTTTAGTTCAACTTGATGGTGTTGTAAAGCTACGAGGGGTAAAAATCCTCCATGGTCACAAAAGAAGAAGTGAAATGGTAGGAATGATGGAGCAGCTCTAGGGTGCATTTTATTTGTGAACACTGTATTTTTGTATGGTGTGTCTGCACAATAGACTGGCCATATCTCACTAAAATAGTCGTAGTGCTGAGAATCTATCTTTTGTCCACCTATATAAAGATCAACTGTGGAATTATAAAATAGATTTGATGCCACAGTGTTGCCTTCACACCAAAGACCATTTATCAAGTCACCCAAAACTGGAATTGTCAAGTGTGGATCCTTGTCACTAATAGTCTTAATAAACTTTGGAGCTTGTGAAAAGTTTGTATGCCTCGTGAACTTCATACGGAAGTATGAATGACCTTCATCACTATTGAGATAAACATCTTGTACACCTTTGGAGACAAGTTGAATCAATGCACCGGACATTTAATTTATGTCCAGATTATAAAAACAGCGGCTTTCCCTGAGGGAAGTCTTTCTTATCTTCTTCGACAACCTTACCGTGGATCTTAAATCCACCTTGACGATATACTTTCATTCTCTTGTAGAACATTGCAGTAAAGAGAGACCAGGGGTCGTGTATGTCATAGATATGTGGGTTGTTCTTCTTACCTTTTGTCTCTCTCATAATACGACCAATACTTTGGGTTATATCTGACTTGGGTGAGGCTAAAATCACTGTATCTAGGGTTGGAATGTCAAGACCTTCGTGAGCCTGACTGAATGTTGCAAAAATGATCTTCTTTTTAGAGGAAGCCTGGAGATCAGCCTCCTTCATTCCACCCATATAGAGTCCAGAAGTCTTTGGAAAACATTGATGAAGCATTTCGCAATGCCATCTACGATCACTAAGTACGAGGAGTTGCCTTGTCCCCGATGACGCCTTCTTGATCAGTTCCACAAGCATTTGATTTCTCTTTCTATCCTCAACCACCTCTGTAATCATGTTTGGCATAGAGACTTTTCCATTTCTCATGGAGGGTGGTGGATTTCTGTAGTTGAAACATTCATAGGTAATTGGGAATACCTCCACCTGTTCCTGGTTCTTCCTCTCAACTGCAAAGAATGTGGGTCCCATGAACCAATGGAGAACCTTTGTGAGACCATCCTTTCTCTCAGGTGTGGCCGAAAGCCCAAAGATGTGCTTGGGACACATCTTGAACAGGGACTGTGAGAAGACCTTCGCACATATATGATGAGCTTCATCAACTATGAGGGTTCCTATAGAATCAAAATCACTAAAGGAGTATTCCTTTAGGGAGAGGGATTGAAGCATAGCTATCACAAAGTCACAATCTGTCTCCTTCTTGTCTTGTTGAACTATACCAATGGTGGCACCTGGACAAAATTGTTGGATCCGCTCCTTCCACTGGTCCGCCAAGAACTGTTTGTGTACGACAATCATAGTTCTGTAGCCCAAGGCACACGCTATCGCCAAGGATACGGTGGTCTTGCCATACCCGCATGGGAGTGAGAGAACTCCATGACCCGCACTAAGAGCCGCAGCAAGTGCGGCGTTCTGATGGGTGGCATCTCTGAGTTGTCCAACAAACTTAGCCTTGGACCTGGCTGGTTCGGGGCGTCTGTCCTCCTTGGGTTTTCCAACCCGATCAGTTCCATAGAATCTTGGAACGCACACTCCATTCTTAGCTGTTCTAAAAACTTTGAAAGGTGGCGGAGGAAATCCATAGTCCCCATTGACTTGAGGTCTTACCGTAAGCTCTTTTTTAATTTCTTGGATTGGCCCCTCGGTGACAAGGTAACCTGTGCGAGTCAACATCTACTATATTTGGGGGTTTAACTTTTAATAGACACAAGTTTCCAAGAATATCCACTATAATTACCAACATTCCAAATACCCGCAAACTCCACTTCAACTTCAGCTTCTGAACCAGTTGTTAGAGCTTGTACAGGTTGTCCCTGGACCCGACACATGACCCGTCTATATCTGAATGGAACTTTCACAGTGAGGACACGACCATCGAGTGGGTTGTCTATGTGAGAATTTTGAATAAACCTATACTTATTCGTGTGCATTCTATCTATAATCTTGGCACAATTTTCAGGAATGACCAAACGAATGTACATCTTGTCGTTATGGTCATACATGGGTGTATGTACAGTTGTTAGAAACTTCATTGGTTTCTGTTACGATAAATAAGAATTAAAACTATAAGCACTAAAAGTGTCAA